CGATGCGAGCCACCGTGCGGGCAGAAGACCAAGTAATAGTCCCAGCGATCACCGCCACAGACAGGATCAGTCCGACCGCGATGGTCGGGATCTTGACTTGGCGGATGTCGGTGGGAGTGCTCATTACTCAGGCGGTGTGGGCCACACCACTTCAGACACGCGGCTGTACGTTGCGGGCAGATCCCGTAGTTCCTGTCGGTACCTTTCCCACGCTTCCTGCTGTTCGTCGGTGAATGGTGCGTCGTCCAACTGTGTCCAATCGCAGTCACGCAACAGGCCGTTGCGTTGGGCGCGAGTGAACGTCAAGTCCTGATCCCGAGCATCGGCTCTGGCCTCGTTTGCTGCGATCTCTTCGGCGGTGAGTTCAATCTCCACACCGTCCACAATCTTTACTGGCATAATGCGCTCCTACACTCCGTTCAATCCGTACAAGGTGAACTCCGAATATTGGACCCACCCGTCAGAGGTGCCGTCCGCAATAGTGATCTTGTTGACCGCTGCTGTGGACCGCCAATGCCCAGTCACCATCGTTTCCTCATAGTCGTTCGTGCCGAGGTTGTCGTTCACCGCCGACACGCCGCCGATCATCCCGGTGAACTTGTCGGTCGCCGCGTAGTCCAGAATCCACAAGGTGCCCACTGAAAACATGTTCGCCGTGGCACCGGCACCCGTGCCGTCGAAGGCGTAGTTGAAGTCGCCACGCCCCAGATCCTCCGTAGCCAGCGGTGACCCGCCGGTACCGACTAACACCGAGTAGCAGTAGTTCGACCCGGTGTCGTCATTGAACGTCAACGACGACCCGTTGTACCGGGCTGTGCTTCTTGCTGACCGGGCCGACGACATGACGTACAGATGCTTGTAGGTCGAAGGGATGCTCGTGAACGAGATCGAAGTAGCACCACTCGCCCCGACTGTTTCGTGGCCGATGACTTCCAGACCAGCCATTACGACGACCTCATCCCGTACAGCGAAAACTCTGAGCCAGACACCCAGTCGCTCGCGGACATCGGGGCCAGCAGGATCGAAGTGACCGCTGCGGTGGACTCCCAGTTCGCCCCACCGAAGTGAACGAACCCGTAGGAGGCGTCGGGACCACGGCACCCATAGGCACGACCCGTCGTAAACTTGTTGGCGTTGGCGTAGTCCATGATTTCCAGCACGAACCCGCCGAACAGGTTTGAGTTCGACGGGTCGGACGACACCGCCCAAAAGCGAAAGTCGGTGATCCCAGCGTGCTCATCCTGAGCGTCTGACGACCCGGAGCCGTACAAGCCCTGTTGGTTGTAGTTCGACCCGCTGTCAGAGTTGAGGCGACAGTCGATCCCGTCGTAGCCGGGGGTCGTGTTCAAAGCGGAACGGGCCGACGCCCGAATCTGGAGATGCTCGTAGGAGCCGAGCGACGAGAACGTCACCGATGCCGTGTCGGAGGTCAGCGTCGTCGTCGCAATATGCTCAAATGCGTCAGCCATTAGCCCGTCGCCGTCCTAATCCCGTACAAGTCGAACTGCGAACCGGCAGCAAAGTTGCCGTCCGGGTTCATCGTGAAAGTCGTCATCGCTGATGTGTCGCCCCACGTGTACGAATAGAGGGCAATCGTGTTGTCGTCGGAGGCGTTCGCTGCCTCGTTGCCGTCAAGCACCTGAATCACCTTGTATTTGTTCGTGGCGTTGATGTCGTAGAACCAGCAGACCTGCGTTGAAAAAAAGTTGGCGGTCCGATCCGAACCGGGGATGTGCCCGCAGCGGAAGTAGCCGATGGCTCCGGTGCGGGCAGCACCCGCAGACGCCCCGTTGCCGTTGATGTTCTGCCAGTAGTAGTTGTTGCCAGAATCGGAGTTGATGTTCGTCGTCACGCCGAGGCCGACCCCCGTGTTCGTGCCACGGGCAGCCATCACCAGCACGAGGTCTTGGTAGTCCGACCACGCCGTGCTGGAACCAGAAGACGACAGCGTGACCGAAGCCGTATCCGAACCGAGGGTGGTGGACGCGATGGCGTGCCACGACCCCGTGTCAGGATCTGCCCCGTACAGGCCACCGTTCAGCCAAGTAGAGACAGCCGTAGACGGCCATCCACGGGCAGTATCCTTCCGCCCTTTCCAGTTGGAAACGGCGGTGGATGGGTTGGTGCGGTCCTGACGGAACATTTATCAGGCAGTAATACGGTTGACGTAACCGTTGACGTTGATGACGTTCGCCGTCGCGGCGTGCGCCTTCACAATCAGGCTGTTGTCCAGCAGGAAACCGGGCACGATCAACGTCATCCCCGAATCGGCTGCCAGTTCCAGTTCGATGTAATCGTCCTGATCGGTCGTGCCGCCATACTGGACGGTCAACACGACCGCAGAAGCGGAAGTGTTGCAGGCGTACACCCAGATCTCGTCCCTGTTGGAAGTACCCGAACCGGCGGTGTGGATCGTTACGGGTGATCCCGCCGTAGTCGAAGTGATGGAAATGTTCTTGCCGTTGGTGCTACCCGACAGAAACTCTTTTGAATATGTTGCCATTATCTTTCCTTAGTTGAAGACCGAGTTGGAAATAATACCACTAGCGTTATCTACAAGCGACACCGTGCCACCGGCATCCGGCAGATAGATCAGTCGATCCGCCGTAGCGTCCGTCGCTCGGAGAAATGTTTCGTAAGCATCGCTAGTCGAACCCTCGTAAACCAGTTCCTGATTGGAACCGCTCAGGTAGACCTGATCGGAGAAAGTCGCCAATTGGGTCACAGTCAGGGCTCCGCTAACGGTGGTGGTCGACCCCGACGCCGACAAGGTGGGGGTTCCGGCAGCCCAATTGACAATATCGGTAAAGTTGGCGTTCATCTGGGACGCCACAATGGCGCTACCCGCAACAAAAGAGTTGGTAACCGCTAGGGCAGCCATTACTTCAACCTCCGGGTACGATACATGGCAACGATGGATGTGACCCCCCACTTGCCGCGCTTGCTGGCGGTGGGGGAAACGCTAAACCTCAAACTAATAGCCTGCGCTGTCCCAATCGTGGGCCACCGGGCGAACATGTACTGGTCGGAAGTACCCTCGGCCTCCCAGTCGGACGTGTCCCAAACGCCCGTACCGGACCCGGAAGGTGCGGAATCCCACGTCGCCGGGGTCCCAAGACCAACAACGCTCTTTGAATACCCGACCAGCGCCGTGCTGGGATCATAGTTCTTGTAGATGTACATAACTATGTCAATGTCCGTGTCGGCCAACAGGACGGTACGGGTCTTTCCCCACCGCTTCGGGAACGTGGGCCTGTTCCCCACGAACCAGCCAGTATGGTAAAACGAGTTTATCTCGGCTACAGACCCGTCGTAGTCGTCATGGTCGGCGTTCTGGTCAACCTTGGAGATCCGGTCAAAAGAAGCCACCGCCGCAATGCCGGATGTTACTGCTATCCCGGCATGGGCATCGCCCGACGGGCGGTATGACAGCAACGACCGGGCGTTGATGTCATGGCGCGTCCACGCCCCACCGGGACCCAACGATGGGTCCCACACGAATACGTTGCGGCGATTATTCTGAGAAGATCCAGACAGGTTGTCGTCGGACTGGTAGTCCACCGACACCCACAAGCGTTCATCGAACCACATTAGCGACGGGGCCGTACCCAACGTGAGCGCGGGTTGCCCGACATCATACGTCATGGCTGGCTTGATTCGCTCAAACGCCCACTTCAGGTCGTCGTAGGCCAACAGATAAATTCCTTCCTCCGCATACCAGAAGAAGATGCCCCCCGTGGACGCGATGGGTTGAGTCCCATCCCGGCAGCCAGCAACCCTCGTGATGTTGCGCACCTCAAACGAGTCCCGACTGAACCCGTAGATCGCATAGACGCTGTTCTGCTTGAATACCAGCAGCCGGTCGGCGTCCGGAATGATGGCCGTTATGTGGTCGCCGTCCTCGCCGATGTCGATGTCAATGTAGTCGGTAGCCGTCCAATTCTCCGCATCGTTCACCGCCGAAAACCTTACGCGATTCTTGTGCGTGGTGCCGGACTCCAACGTATAGGCAACCCACACATACTCCGCCCACGCCGTCGCGTAGCGGGCGCACGGGAAATGCCCGGCCGAACCGTCAATATCGGGAACGAGCGCCGATGCGGTCGTTCCGTCCCACCGTACTGCCGCACTGGTGGTCACGCCCGAATCGTTGTGAAGCAGGGCGCCATTCACAATGTACGTGTTGTCATTGAAGGTGACATGTCGGGGCGGCTGCGCCGTATCGAAAAAGACGTTGATACCAGACACTTGGATCGGGCCGGTGAAATTCCCGGTAGCATCTGCCACATAGTAGATTTGCGACTTGGTGGTCGATGCGTCCAGCGCCGCAGCCAAAACCTGATTTGTTCCAGACTCATAATGGGTCATCAGGCCGATGATCTCGTCGTCCAACGCCGTGGCGTTGACCTTCGTCACAGCGTTGCGGCGCCGCACCCCACCCCGGGGGTCGACTTCGACGTTCAGCATCGCCGGAGATTCGTTCTCCGCTATGTTGAACTGATCGGCACGCAGATTCAACCCACCCCTGAAGTCGGCTTTCTCTTCGTACCGGTAAGCCTCAGCGGATTGCGCCGTTCCGGCGTGCGCCTGCAGCGGCATCTACAGTTCCCAAGTGTAGCGAAGCCGGTTGGGCAGGTAAGACTGAGACAACCAGCGTGAAGCCCTGATGCTGTTCAGTAGCAACGGCTGGGGGGCCGGTGTGTCCTCAAATCGTGCCCTAAGGTTGTCCAACTCCTGAATGAACTGGGCGTAGTATTGTTGCCCCATCGCCGCATCTTCCTGCTGCTGATACGTCCGGTAGAGCGCATAGAGGGCGAGAACATTATTGAACGGGAACGGCAAGTCCGCCGTGTTTGCGTCAGCGATTGCCGTCCGATAGATCGCCGTCGTTCCCCCGAAGTCCACGGGATTGCGGTATCCCCTGACGGAGATCGTTTGAACAGAAGAAGGCGTCGGGTACAGGCGAACCGTCTGATTCGACACCGCCGCCGACGCGCTCGTGCCGTCGTTCCACGACGACCAATACCACGGCTTCCCCGTGGAATTGGAATCCAGCGGGTAGATCACATCTCCGGCATCGTACCCGATGTACTCCAACACGTGGTTGTCGGTTTTCATTGCCGCCACTTCACGCAACCCGACGTTCTTTGGGGCCGACGCCCCCGAGAACGTAACACCGTCATGGGTGAAACTCAGGTTGGTTCCGATGTCGGACAGCGTGTAGTCCTTCTGCCCGGCAACCGTAGCGAAGGTCGTGGCGACCTCATAGAAGGGCCAACGCTTCTCCGAGTACACGATGATGTCGTAACCCTCGCGGATGAACGTATTCATCGTGGAGTCAGACACGTCGTTTGACGTGATGTCGACCACGTTGCGAACGTAGTCACGCATTACACTAAGTTGCACGGCCTAGTCCTTTGCCGTGTGGAATGCGCAATGGTCCGTCTGGTCCAGCGGGCGTCCCTTGCATGGGTTCCCGGCTTTCGTGGTGGCAACACACGCAGATGGTGTTGCCACGGGGGCAGCATGGGTGGGGGTGGGGTTCACGCGATGAACGCTACGGCTGCGCCCATGGGCGTGCCCTTCGGGTACGAGCGTCTTGTAGTTTCCCGCAGGTTCATTTGCGGGGCGCTGGCCCTGTCTGTATGCGTATGCGAAACCCCTTGCCATGATGCCTCCCGTGGCAACGACCGATGTTCAGGTGCTACTAGGCAGGCGTAATGCCGTACATGTAGCCCTGACGGGCACGGTTGCTCGTAGTCAACTCGCCGTAGCAGAGCAACTGCGAGAACACCGCATCCTGATTGGTGGGCCGCACGAACGGCGTTGGCTTGAACCAAACGTCGCTATGTGCAACCAACTGGATGTACTTGGTGTTGAGGAAGTACAACTTGCCTTCCCCGGCCAAGGTTCCATCAAACGTAACCGGGCAGCCCTTGAACAGAAGGTTCTGGAAGCCGCTGTCCGCCATATCAGTATCCGTGTAACGGATCTGATCGGTGAGCAGAGCCTCGTAAGCCTCGTACTGGTTCTGACCGGTGATGCAGATGGTCGGCTGGTCATTACCAACCGAACAGTTGTTGTAGAGGGTAGCCATCGCGGCAATGGTGATTGCACCGCCCTGATTGGTTACCGCCGAACGCCACCATGAGTTGTCCGAATCGGTGGCATCAATGCCGCCGGGAGAACCCGTGGAACCAACCAAGGCGCTCAAACCGAGCATATCCTTGCTGCTGTTTCCGGTGCCGTTGCCGAAGAACATGGTGTTCATGTTCTCAATGATGGTTTCCTGCGTCTGGAAGATCTTGCCTTCCAGAAGATCAATGATCTGGGCTTCGCCGTTGTTCTTGGCTTCCTCCATACCATTGATTGTCACAGTGGCCGCATACTGCTTCCAGTCGTACTCAGCCGCGCTAATGCCCGTCTGCGCCGTCGTGGAAATCGTGTCCGTACCAGAGTACGAACCGGCCGTTGAGTTGGTCCCGTAGATCACGGGAACGACGATCTTCGCACCACCCGAAATACGCCGAATCGTCTGACCGTTCGTCAACGCATAGAACAATGGCCGTGCGCTGAAGATGTTGTCAGTGAGTTTCGGGACGTAGTTCTTGAGGGTGGTTGACAGAATCTCGTCAAAGTTGCTGTTACCAGCAGCCATAACCTGTCACCTCAATTCTTGTTTGTCACGAAGCAAGTTCCCGCTTGGCGTTCTCAAACGCCTCCCGGATCGAAGATACCTGCTCAGGTGTCGTACTCCGCGTAGACCCGGCCTGCTTGGAACCTGTCGGTTCCACCACTGCCGCGCCACGCTTCGCCTCGGTTCGTTCCTGTTCCTTCTGCAACTTTGCCGCCTTGTCAGCAACATCGCCGTAACGCATGTGCGTCAACGCCGCTTCTAGGTTGCCGATCTTGTGCCGCAACGCATGTTGGAACAGATCCGAAGGATCGAAGGCCCCGTACTCTGCCTGCAGGTCCTCAACCTGCTTCTCCACTTCTTGCCGTCTATGCAAACGATCCTGAGCCGCCAGACGGGCCTCTAGTTGGGCTATACGCTCCGATGTCGGGTCCGGCTGTTCCTCCCACGAATCACTTGCCCAATCGTCGGACGTGTCCGCCCGTTGGGCTGGTGCTTGCTGTGGGGTTGTCGGACTCACACCAAAAGCGTCTCCCAGTGCCAGTAGTGTCCCCTCTGGATCTGCCTCCAGAGAAGCCACGATGGCCTCTGCCTGCTCTAACCGCTTGCGTTCGGATGCCAACTCCTGCGTCTTACGGGTGTAATCCGACTGGCGCTGGTATCCATCCCGAAGTTCGTCCAGACTGACCTGCTCTTCCGATCCGTCCACCTTCACGGTGTACGCCTCGCCAGCAGGTTCCTGTTGAACCTCCACCGAAGAATCCAGATTGTCCGCTGAAGCGGATTCCGCAACATCCTCGTTCATGTTTTCCTCTCTCGGAGTCCCTAAGGTTGCTCCTATTTACACGAGACAACTGTCCCGCTACAGTGCTGGCAGTTCCAAGCCCATCTGGTTCTGGAGTTGTGCCACTAACTCCGGGGGAACCCCGCCCGTGGGCGCAAACGCGCCCAAGCCGGGAGGACCACCCGGTTCAGGGACGCCCATGCCACCTTGGGGCGCACTAGGTGCCGCCCCTTCCTGCGTGGGCATCTGCTGTGGTTGCTGCATTATGAACTTGTCGGGATCTTTCACGTCGAAGCCCTGCTGCAACACGTATCGCGCCAAAGCCGCCGGGTCTATGACCACACCGATTAGGGGCGCAATAGCGTTCATCAAAGACACGGCCTGCTGCTTGCGGATCGTGTCATTCACTGGCTGCGTGGAGCCACCCTCCACGCTGAAGTCGTACTCTCCGGTAATGTCATCGCGCGTGTACCGAACAAACAGGTCCTCACCCGAACGAACAGACACCCTCGCCATCTGTTCCCCCGTCATGAACTGCTGAATCAACTGCAGCACCCTGCGGGCGATGTGGGAAATACCGATCTCAACGATAGCCAACTTGTCCGCAGCCCTCGCGTTACCGGCGTCAGCGATAATGCTCGCCTCGGTTGCCGTCCTGCGGATCTCGGGCATCTGGCCGCGCGCATACTCCGACACGCCCGACACCGTGTTGATGTCCTGCTCCACGATCTCCGACATGTTGTACACTTCCGGCGACAGCGGAGTCTGCGGCATCGGTACCACGATCTCACTCAACGGCTTGTTCTCATCCACCACCGGCACCAGACGGCCGTCCTGATCGGATTCCAAAGCCTCACGGCCCTCGGGGCCAAACGACCGCTCGTGGTACAGGTACTTTCGCGCGTACCGCTTCCGGGCGTTCATCATCTGAGAACGAGTCTTATCCAGTTCCAACTGCAGGGACTCAATCGACTCCAAGTCACCCATCGGGTAGAAGTAGTCCGGAACGTCATAGTTGCGCAACATGACGAAAGGCTGACCATACGCATATGGCATCGGGATGGGATCTACGAGAAAGTCCTCGCCGGTCATGGAGAACACGCTCATGGTGTTCTCCGAAACGTCGTAGAACTCAAAGATAACGACCCGATCCTCTTCCCGCAGGTACTCTTCACGCTCCTGCCGCTCGGCCGTGTCGTACATTGGAAACACCGTAGAATCGGCAGTCAGTCGCTTCCGGGCCGAAGCCTTATACCGCTTGTCGCTCTTGGCGTCCTCCAACCGGCGTGTGATCCGCTGCGCGATCCACTTGGCATCCTCGATACAGGTTGCCTCTGGATCCACATACATGTCGAACGGGCTGATGCGCTCCACGAACGGCTGATCCTCAACCACCGTCATCGCGGTTTCGGGAATCCCCGCTTCAATCTGCTCATCCGTTGGAAGCCCCCCAGCCAAATCGGGGCGTTCCTCGGCAAACAGGTCCGTTTCCGACACTGCAGCGTCGAACAACTCGTCCCGTTCCGCATCCCCTAGCAGCCGTTCCTGTTCCAGAAACTTCCACCCGGTCTTTATCCAACCGTGACCGAAGATCAGAAAGTCCTTGACGGCACGTCTGAATGGCTTCTTGAAGTCGTGATGCCGCCAAAGATAGTTGACCACAGCCTCGACAAATGCGGCGCGATCCTGATCCTCGGGCTTCGTCGGGGAGACAACCACCTTGGGGTGGTTGACGGAAACCGACGGGGCGATGACGTTCACCGTGCTAAACGCAAGGTTCACGGCAATCATGTCTTCCATTGACGCCGTTGTGCGCGGCCAATGCTTTCCTCGGTACAGGTCGTTCATCCGGCGCCACAGGCTGTCGTAGCCCATTTCATCGCGCCAGCGCGCCGAAGCGCGCAGGCGACGCTGGGCAACGTCGAACTTCTCCGTCTTGGACTTCTTAGCCACTAAAACATCGCCTTGTCCGGCAACCGTTCAATGTTACGCCCTTGAGAGCGAGCCTCTTTCTCGGCCTTTTGGCCGCGCTCTTCCCTCGTCAGGTGTTGTTCGTCCGGAGGCAACTGGGACCGGTAACCCCGACCAGTTACGAAGCCGATGCCAAGCAGCCTTTGACGGCGTTCCCATAGTTCATCCAGTTCTGCAGGGGGCAGCGCCCCACGCAGCCCCACCACATACTCGCGGAACTCCGTATAGGACGCCTCCCGTGGGAGGACTGCCACTACTACGGACGCTTGGTATGGGGCGCAGCGTTGTGGCCCTTCAAGTCGGGCTGCGGGCTGGCCGGTTCAACCTTGCCAGTCGTGCCATGCTGGTTCATCGGCGTATCCCGAACACCGACCTCACCGTAACCGCCGGTCTGGTTGGCGTACTTCGGAGAACTCAGACGTTCCTTCGGCGAGTTCGGTGCAGCCGGTTCCCAGATCGGGTTGGCCGACACGGAACCGCCGCGCTCCATCTTGTTGTTCTGGCCCGAAGCGCCATCCACGGTACGGGTACCGCTAGTGTGCGAAACGAACTTACCTGCTGCTGACATGAAACCTTCTCTCAAAGTCGTCTAACATCTATTATCAGAGTGTCCCACGCATAGAGTGGGAACCGATGACGTGATCCGGACTTTCCTCCGGTTTCACCATGCGGGCAAACCAATCAACGGTCCAATAATCGTCCACTTTCGGCGCAAACTCGGGCATAAACGCGTACTGGCGCATCTCATTCGCCAAAGCGAGAGCCATAACGCGGTCATCATGCGGCGATCCCCCCATGGTTCCCCGCTCATTACGAACATAAGTTCGCAACTCCGCCACCGTGTACCGGTCATGCAACTTCAATTCGCCCGACCGAAGCGCCATACCCAAATCGTCAATCAGCAAAGGCTTCGACGTTCTCGTCGTCTTCCACCCAAACTCCTGAGAAACCCTCGTGACGGACGTATTCAACGTCCGCTTGCGAAACAGGTTTGGATGCCCCAAATGCCGCAACTGGGTGATCGTAGTCAAGCCGTGGTTGTTGGACTCCACGCAAGTCAACGCATCGTTGTACCACAGCGCCAACCGATACACCTCTTCAGCCAACGTGTCGGGTGGAATATGGCCGTGCCAGACGGCAACCTGCTCCCCGTTGCGCACATCGAGAACCTGAATGCACGAATAGTCGCCGTGAGCCAAACCCTCGGCGGTATCCACCCCCAAGCAGTACGCCTGCCGGGCAACAGGTTCACGCCAAACTGTGAGCATCAGCCCTAAACTCCACGTAACGAGGGTAAGGCTCCCACAAAAAGCCCGCCTGCCCCTCTTCCTCGTACTGCCGCATGTTCTCCAGAACATCCAGATCAAACACCGGATTACCTGACTTTATGAACGCTTCCTCGGGCGTTGTCGGGTACTCCTGAGCCAACTGCCAAGAAAGCATCGACTCCTTTTTGGACTGGTACCACGCTTCACCCCGGTCTTCCGTAGCCGACCAAGGGAAGAACATGGGTTCAAACCGGTTAGCACCAGTTGATGATCCCACCCAGAGTTCATGAAAGAAATTACCCGACCCATTCGCCGTAGAAAGCCCAATGATCCTACCCCCAACATCCGCAACCGGCTCTATCGAAGCCCATGCTTCCTCCGGGTTCGGAAGGAACGCCCATTCGTCAACCACAACGAGCGATGCTGACTCGCCACGCGCAGGATCGGATGCCGAAGGCATCGAAGTAAC